CCACTTGTAGCCGTATCTGTACTTGTAAAGAAAAAATAATTTTCAGGAGAAGTTAAAGTTCCTGGAGCAGTAGTTACACTACCATCAGATTTTTTTTGTCCTATTGTAATTGTAAATCCTGTGGCTGAATCAATATCACTCACATTATCAAAAGTAGGTATACTTCTAAAAGCTTGTAGATTAGTTGCATCTGCTCCACCACTTCCTGCAGAAGTTACTTGAGCAGCTCCTCTTAATCTTACAGTGTCTCCCGTTGATCTTTGATGATCAAGCGAATAAACATTTACATAAGTTGTTCCCCCGTACTTAACAGTAGTGAATGGATCAACAGTTAATAAAATTAAACTTGCTGTTGAAGCTGGTTGGGGTCTTGGATTCCATAAAGCTTGCGGATCAGAACCAACTGGTTTGGGATCCAACTGTGGTTGCTTAGGTTCATATTCTGAAGTGTGAACTAACATTCCGTTCCACTCTCTTACCATTTCTGTGTAAGGAAATTTTAATCCCGATCTATCAGAAATCGCCCAAGATCTTTTACCTGATGCATATCCGCCCATTATACTCCATCTCCATAAAATGTTTGTGGTGAAATGAAAGTAGACGTACCTTGGTTGTCAGCATCTAATGCTCTAAGTAATTCACTTTCATATCTTCTTTCCAATTCTTGACTCATAGCTGGTGAAAACTTTAAACTTAAATAATAAGCTAGACCAGACATCATACAAGGATAGAATCTGTTAACAACGTCGGATGTATAATTGTAAGCTCCCACGTCTTGAATTTTTGCTAAATAATAAAAACAAAATTGGTAACTACTTGGGGTACTCGTACTAGATACACTTGAACTTGGTGTTGTATATAAAAATACACTTGGATTTAATTTTCTTTGTACATAATATTGTGAAGGAGTTCCTTGTGCTAATTTATTTGGTGTTTGTGAATAAGTTGACCTATCAATTTTAGTTAAAGCAATATCTGAAGGAGCCGTTGTTACAGAATTATTTCTGTAGAATGCTTCTAATACTTCACTAATATCATTAGGAAAATTTTCTGAATCAGATGCATAACTATATTCTGCCTGACCTAATACTAAAGGTATTTTAGCTAATTTTACTTTCCATAAATGAACTCCTCTATTACCCCATTCTTGAAACATTATATTTAAAGATCTACGTGCTGACCTTAACATATAACCTGTCTGAGTTCCCTTTACGCCTGTTCTTTCAAAAGCTTCTTGAATAACGTCATCTATTTGTGGATTAAATTCTGTAGTCTCAGAAGTAGGTGCAATAGTTTGTGCACTATTACCCATTCCAGAAGTTCCTACGCCACCGCCATCATAATAAAATAAAAGAGGAGCGCCTACAGTTCTAACTGGAGCAACTACAATTGTAGTTTTAGCTCCTGCAGTTCCAGGTGTTCCTGTTTCTGTAACGCCTGTAGTATATTTTACTCCGCCTGTTGTAAAGGTTCCATTAGTAGTAGTTGAAAAAGCTATTAAATAACCTGTACACGTAGAATCAGCTTGATCAAAAACATAGGTGTTGCCTTCTTGTAAATACAAGACAGGACTAACCTCTCCATTAATAAAAAATTTAGGGTTACTAGCGCTAAAGGCATTAGTGCCACTCGCGACAGTGACCGTGTAAGTAATCGTCGCCATTTATTTCCTTACGTATATAGAATAGTTACGCCTGGTGTTGCTGTTAAATCTAAATAAACACCCGCATCAAATAAAATTCCTGAACCTGGTACATAAACAGATAATCCGTCTACATCAAATTCAAACTCAGCGAGTAATACATTACCCGCACCAGTGCCGGTACCATTATATAATTTTACATTTCCCGATGCTACTCCAGCTGCTTGAATATAAGTTACTCTAGCTCTTTGTGTTGCTGGAACCAATTGTCCATCCCCCGTAGCGTGGGCTGCCTGTTGATCACTTGTAAAACTTCCTCCGCCTGCCATAATTTTTCTCCTTTTAATTTAGTGCTCCCGAAGGAGCACTATTAATTATTTATTACGCCAAATTATTATTTTGAACGTATGTTACAGTTAAAGTCGCAACTCCTGTATCTGAAGTCGTAGCAGAAGAATCAGTAAAGATTTTAACATCTGTTGTTCCAATATCTTCCCACGCATCTGCATCAGTAATTGTCGCTTGTGACGCTAATTTGATTGTATTGATAGTTGACACCGCAACTGCTGAACAAAGTTCATTTGAAGTTGAACTTGTTCCAATACTTAAAGTTGCTGAGTTATCATACGCAGTTGTGACATATACATACATCTCTACAATTTGACTGTTTGCAGGAATAACAATTCCTGAAGCCGCCGCAGTTGTAGATTGTGTAATCGCTGCAGACTGAGACATTACAACTTGACCTGTATTTTTAACATCAGATCCAAGTGTTGTTCCAGTTGTATTTCTAATCGTGCCCGCTTTTATCGGTCCCGAAAATGTAGTTGTTGCCATAATATTCCTCCTAGAATATTTAAATGTAGTCCCTAGGGGATGTCGACTATACGCGTCTACATTTAAGTTTATTAAAAATGTATAGTGCTTAGTTTATATCGTAGATTTGAATAGAGCGCAAGAGGGCTCTAGTTATGTTGTGATTTTTTAGAATGTAGCTTTTAAGTAGCTACTGAAACTGTAGGTGCAGACATTTCAATATTATTTTGTCTATCTGCTATCTTAGCCTCTTCGAGTTTTATATCCTTAATAACGTCTTTAATCGCGTTATCAATTTTGACCATATCGAGAGTATATTTGCCTTCTTGCTCATACTCCAACTGCCACTTCAACTCCAAGGACCGTTTTTGTTTGTACAGGTCTTGTACCATCAACAACCTCCTCATAGGTTATTCGTTTTACCTTGGGATCCATCATTTCTCCAAGATATTCCCACTTTACACCTTTTTCTCCTACTTTGTCAACTATTGAATTTTCAATAGATTCAACACTATCCTCTGCAAGAACCTCAAATTCTGCGTGATATTGATAAGCGTTGATTTTGACTAGGAATTTCTTCATCACATACCTTTATTTAGTAATTGTGGCGGAACAATGTCCCGCCACAAAAATAATTATTGATTACGTCGCATTTGATGCAAAGGCACCTCTAGGATCAGAGAATCCGAAAACGTATCTCTCTCTAGCTTTGTACCTTACATTGCCTGTATCAAAGTCACCTTCCATCTTAGTCGCGATAGGTGTTCTTTCGAAATGTTTAAGACCATTTGGTACATCAGTTTTAACGAACCATTTTTTCGTTGCACTTAAGTAGTGGTTAACAGCGTATCCTTCCGGAACCATTCCCATACTTTTTATTGCATTGATGTCGTTATCTGCAGTACCTGTCTGTCCTTGAGATTTCATCAATCTCTCAGCAGTAAATTGAAGCGCTGAAGGAATTATCATTTTAGTTCCTTGTGCTGCAATTTTAAGGCCTCTTTCATCAGTAAACGCTGCGATGTCGATTAGCGCTTGTTCTAATGAAGTTTCGTTAAGTTCAGCAGCTGTTGTTAACTCATTTGCAAACGAACCAGCTAAAGTAGGGTGTTCTGTGTCGAACAATGCTTTACCATCACCGCCAGCATAAGCTGCCGTGAATCCGTTATTCAATACTGCTGCGCCTTTGATATTCTTAGTGCTCGCCATAGATCTTGCTAACGCTTTTGTATATCTAGACGCTAGTCTGTCATACAAGTTATCTTCGATAGCTTCTTCTGTGATCGCGAACGCTAATGCAATCGTCTCGTTAGTGTATCTCGCCGTGAAAGTTTCTTGCGCATCATCAAATGTTACGCCTTGACCTTCAGGTTTAACTGCCGCATTTGCGAAACCAGATAACATTACTTCCTCTTCGAAAGCTCTGTCAGATGATTCACTGTCAAACACTTCAGTCCACTCTTGCGAGTACTGTTTATACTCAAGTCCAAATAAGGCATTCAGACCTGGCTCTAGTTCTTTAACTAGTTGTGCTCTTGATATTGCCATTTTTTATCTCCTTTATTTAGATTGATTAAGTATACAAACCAGAATCGCCCGCAATTGATACGATAAGATTTGCTCCGGCTGCCGTTAAGTCTTTGTTTTCCGGATCATTTGCTGATCTTACAATTTTGAACATACTAGTTGATGCAGCAGATCCGATATCTAGAGTAGTCACTGATTGACCATCTTTGTTATCAGTCGCTGTATAGTTGTTAGTATTATAGTTAAGTAACTGCGCTGCCATAAGCACTTGCGCTGCTGCTTCACTTGCTCCCAACAATGCGTCCGCTTTTACAACGTATTCTTGGAATGGGTTGTCATTTACAAAACACGTAATGACAGCACTTCCTGTGTTGTAGTCGGTCGATGTTGTTTGTCCTGCTACGATGTTATTAGCAAAGGTTGGTTTTCCGTTAGCATCTATAAAGAATGCTCCATTGAAAACGCCTGTTAATAAGGCTGAACTTGCTGTTGTCCAAGAAGTTCCACCTAAGCCACCGTCATCTGTAGTAGTAAAGGATGCATCCTGTGCATAACCTTGGTCACCACCTGAGTCTTGAGTAGACATAGGGTCACCTTTGTTAGTCGCTACACCGGGTGCAGTTTGAATTTGATATTCAGATTGTCCTGAAGTTGCTGGAGTATTTCCAACAGTCATAACAGCTCTTAAACCAAATCCAGTTGTACTTGCATTTGCCATAGTTATCTCCTTTTGTGACCTGTCCTTGCGGACCTCCAGTCACGATTAATATAATTCGTTGGTTTAGGAATTACTAAATAATTAGCTTTTCTTTGTACCACCGAAGGTTACACGAGTATCAGCCTCTTTCGAGAATCTCATACTAGGGTGCTGTTCCTTCATAAGATTGTTATTAACTGCTTCTTCTTTGTTTTGAGTCTGTTTTTTGTAGTACTCATCAATTTGAAGCGCAATCTCTTCTGGTATCCTTGCCAGCAATAGGCCACCTACTCCGATCATTCCTGCGTATCTACCTTCGTTCATCGATGGAAAATCTTGATCAGGATATTCATCAGCTCTCACTAATTCATAACCTTCTCTGAGATTTCGAGCAATATTGGACGTATCTTGATGTCCTAATATTTCTGCTCTTATCCATTGATGTCTGTAGCCTTTTGGCGCAGGCGGTGCATCAAGAGAAGTGGGTGGAGTCCAAACTTTTTTAGATTCCGTTTTGGATCTAGTTTGACTCGCACGTGAAGTTTTCATTTTATCTTTTTCCATATGCCTATACTCCTTCCGTGATATTTAATTGTTTCGCATATTCTTCAAGTGGCACACCTAATCTTTTAGCAATTGCTACCTGTGATTGTGTGAGTTTCACAGTTTTTCTGCGTCCTGTTGAAGCCGAACGTCTAGCTGAAGCTACATTCTGAGTAGGTTTTACTCTTTCTGTAGAACTGCCTTCTATCTTATCAAATTTATGCGGAAATTCAACTCTTATTCTTTTATCAACTTCTGCATAATATTCATTACTTTGAGGGTCATATCCTTCTACTTCTACGAGCTTTTTATGTATATCAAAAGCCGTATAAGTCATAGCCGAATCATTACCAAACCAATTATTACGTGACGCCCAATCTTCAGCTCTAGGATCACTCCTTGCTGTAGGGGCCGTTCTTTGTGGTGTGATATTTACTTCTCTTTCACGTTCCTTTGGTCTGTTCTCGTTCGCAACTTTAATGGAATTTAATCTTGCTTCATCCATCGTTAAAGTAGCTAATTGCTTTTGAGCAGCAACTTGCGCTTCTACGTCTTGAGATTCGATAGCATTTTTAAGAGCTAATTGAGCTGCTGCTAAACTAGTCTTAACTCTACTTTCAAATTCTGAAACATAAGAACTATCTACTTTAGATAATCTTCTTTCCATTTCAGTGTTTTGATTTCTAACGGCTTGAGCATAAGTAACAGCTTCTTCTCG